AAGGAATACTCTAGAATTACTTAAAGAGATTCATCTCCATACTCATCTGACAGTGGATCTGGATTCCAGTCAGTCCATCTATTACCATAATCTGGATCGTCTACTTCCTCACCAGTGTATTTGTGATCGTTAATTTCTTCGTAGAAATTTCCAATCATATCTTCATCATCAGGATGCATCATACCTTCCATATCAAAATAACCCTCATCCATTAATTCTTTTATAAAATCTGGAGGTAATATCATATTCATAAAAACAGAATTTTTAGGAAAGCCGGGAGGAAGTGGTGGTGTAAGTCCTTTTGGGGCTTGTGGAGGAGGATTTTCGTCAATAGACTCTTCTAGTTTTTTTAAATCATCTAGAATTTTTTCTAACGAAGCTTGATTCGGTCCACTGATAGGATTTTTATCAGAAGCAGTATTTCCCTTGGTTTTTCGAAAGCTTTTGTCAGACTTGAGCCTTCTTTCAGCATCATAAAGTTTACTTACATCATTGGATGGTGAGTTCCATGTGACTATAAAGTTTTCTGAAATTTTCACAGTATCTTTGTTGATGTTTGATAGCCAGTCTTTCAGAAAAGTAATTTCATGTGTCTGACCAAAATGATTGCTTCTAATTTGAGTAGTAAAAATCATGGGATTTTCGAGAATAATTTTCTCTCCATCTTTCCCTTTTATTTTGGCGATGATTTCTTCACCACTTTGTAATTTAAGAACACGGTAGGACGAACTCATATTGTCTCCTTAGATTTTCATCGAAATTAACTTGTAATCGAAATGTTCCTTACTATATATTTTGATTCTAGCATCAAGATGTCGCATAGTATGATTTCTGTATTTTTTATGTGATAAATTATCTGCTAGATCATAGAGCTTCATACTATCTTTACTCTCAGAGCGTCTCAGACCTCTTCCTATGGACTGCAAGACACGAATGACGGATTTGGACGGGGATGTGAAAATAATATTGTGAATGTTTTTGATATTGATTCCTGTGGAGCATGTACCATAAGAAGCGACCAAAATAGCGTCTTTTTCTTTATCCACAATTTGTCTGATTTCTTCTCTCTGCTCGACATCTGTACCACCATAAATCATGAACACCTTCTTATCATGATACATTTCTTTAATAAGATTATACAATGGCTTGCCGTGTAAATCAACATAATTGAATAATACTAACGTATTTCCTTTTACTGACTTTGCGAGCTTTGATATGAACTTATTCCTTCTCTCGTGAGCGACTATCCATTTCAATTCGTCGATGTATTTGGCTCTTTTTATCTCTTCGATTTCTTCTGGTTTGTATTCTAGGACCAGACAGTCAATCGAAAGGTTTGATAGGACTTCCTTTTCCATTAGGTTCTTTGTAGTGGTCACCTTCTGGACCCTACCGAACAGACCTTCGATCACCAGTTTGTGGACCTGTGTTCCGTCCAGTGTACCCGTGGTGCCGATTCGGAACTCTGCATTTGTCATTTTAGACATAAGTGATGTGAGTGATTTTGCCTTGAACAGATGACACTCATCCCCGACCACCATCTTATACTGCTCGAAGTATTCTGGAGGCATCTTGTAGATGCTCTGCCAAGTGGATATTACGACCTGCTTCGGTGTGGTCTTGTCTTGGCCAGAGAAGATCGTATGACAGTTCTTTTCGACTTTCCATTCCTTCCCGGCATAGTCACGGAAGTCGTTATACATCTGAGAGACCAGACCAGTGGTAGGAACCACAATAAGGATTTTCTCATCCTCTTGGATCTGCTCTAGACAGTACCGAACCAGACAATATATTATCAGAGATTTACCACTTCCCGTAGGAGAAAGAAGTAGAGACCTTTGATTCTTAATGGCGTGCTTTATTGCATCGAGCTGGTAATCATATGGAGTTATCTTTAAATTAAGTGATGCTATAAACCTTTCGACTTCATCTGGATCAAGATCTACAGTATCATCGAAATCTTTTTCAATCGTGTAGTTCCTGTCTTTCGCAAACTGTATCAGATAATCCATCAGACCGATATACAGTCTACGTGAATACAAGTTAAACAGGCGGATCATACCATCCCATTTTTTATTCTTATATGCTGGGGTGTATTGATAGTTCGGTACTTCGAAGGTGAAGAACTGGTTAAGTTCTTTTGCGATCGAGTCGTCACAATCAATTTTCATATTGACAGAATCTAACTTATGTACGTTTATCTGAGTCACACATTATTTATGCCCCCTGTGTGAACTTGATCCAGTCGAGTGCGGCTCTGATATTCCATTGCCGGTTAGAGATCATTTTTACGACACTCTCCAGATAGCTGACAACTTCTTGTTGGAGTGTGATCTTTGCACTCAGTTTGATCATTTCCTCATCAGATTCGACGAACCGATCTACCTCGGTTTTGAGGATCACCAGATCAAATGGTTCCCAGCCATACCTGTCGAGATCTTCCTGTGACATTTTACCTGTATAGTAAAGCCATTTATTGCGTCTCTTGACTTTCTTTTCAGATAGAACATGTTCCAACTTTAGCTTTTCTTTGCTGTGAAGAATTAGGTACTTATTATGAATTTGTGGGGTTCTGAGTGACTCGGTATCGAGTTCTGTTTTGTCAATCTCTAGATCTTTGTTTACCATATCATAGAGTTCATTAAGTATCATTATCACTCACAATCTTAGAATGTATTAGATATTTCATATGACGTATATGAGAAAGTTGCCGTTGCAATTACGGGTTCCGTGTCTACGACCACTGATGAGAATTGAATTCCACTGATTCCGACTGGGAACATATCCTTAAACACAACTTTCTTTATCTGATTATACGATCCATCCATGATTTGTAAAGTAGCATCTTTGAAAATATCTCTATGCCTTTTCCATTCACCCGGAGTATCCTCTGCCGTGCTACAGGTTCGCATCCAATTATAAACTTCTAACCAGTTTTCCATCTGTTCATCTACAAGGAACGAGATTGACATATTTTCATAGAAGTATCTTCCAACTGGCGTTCTGATAGGAACACCCAATTGAGCAACAGGCAACTCAAGTGGGGATATTGTTAATGAAGGAAGATTTACAGATTGTGCAAAGTACTCAACATTTGGAATTTCTGGGAATTCCAATTTGAAAAAATTTGTTGCTAGGTAGTTGTTTGTTTCTGGTTGGGACATACAAGTATTTATAAAAAAACAACGAGGGTCCGAAGACCCTCGCTGCTATAATCATTACTCTAATATCAAGATCAAACAGGTGCGTTACCGTGAAGGTTCTTGATTGCGAAGAGACGGTAGTACTGGTTACCACCGGCGGTTGCGTTGAATACGTCACCAGATCCATCGTTACGAGCGAATGGGTTGTTGACCATTCCGTAACGAGTCTTGAACCCGATACGAGGCTGGAAGCTGTCCTGACCAACCGCACGCACCATCTGGAGGGGAACGTAGGGGCAGTAGAATAGACCAGCGTCATAGGGGCTAGTTCCCTTGTAACCAATACAAGCGAAATCAGTGCCAGTAGTGCTTGAGTAGGGATCAATGTAGACTCTCATCTTACCATTGAGAACACCAGCGAAGGTGTTACCAGTGTCATCAACTTCCAATTGGTTGTTGATTGCAGGTGAGATGTTAAGGAAGCCACCCATTGCGAGAGCACTTGCGACATCTGACGAGCAGATGAGGAAGTTACCCTTACCACGGCGAGTTTCCTTAGCGATGGTGTTGGCTTCACGTTCGATCTGGAACATGAGACCACGGAAGCGTTCTGCGCTCCAACGACCATCAGAGTCAGCGTTGAGGTCATAAAGACCACCGAGTGCAGCACCCGAAGCCATACCTGAAAGGTCGTTCTGCTGGGCACCTAGCTGCGCGTTGTAGTAGATGGTACGAACAAGTTCGCGGTTGATTTCAGCGAGAATTTCAGTGCTAAGAATGTTAGCAAGTTCGGTCTCGGCATCAAGTCCGTGAACAGCCTTGAGATCCTGAGCAAGCTCAGTAGTGTACTCAGCCTTGAGCGCACGGCTACGAGCAGAGACAGCAACACGATCAATGTTGAATGCCATCTGAGCGAATGCACCGTCAACGTTAGAACCGAGCTTTTCGGCAGTACCGGTAAGCATTCCACGGAATTCCGTAGCGAATACACTACCAGCAACAGCTTGACGGGGGTCAGTAGCACCGTAAGTACCACCAGCGGGCGAACCAGCAGTGACACCAGTTGGGTTTACACCACCGGTAGCACTGAATGCTGCAACACCGTTGACCTGCGAAACAGGACCGGAGTTACCCGAGAACTTAGCGTTAGCTTCTTGGAAGAGAGCTTCGGGGGACGAAGCAACTGAACCAGAACCAGCAGCAGCCTGAGCACCGTAACGGGCACGCATCGCGAAGATGAGACCGGTAGGAGCACTCATGGGCTGAACACCAGCAATGTCGTAAGCCATTAGGTTTGGCATAGCACGACGGACGAGGCTAATAAGGACGGGATCATAACCAGCGAGCGCGCCAACGCCACCAGCAGTGATCTGGGGATCAGAGAAGTTACCACC